ACAATAGATTCAAGAACTAATAAACTAACAACTATACCACCATCAGTATTGATGCCAGGTATATATGCGGCCAACGATGCGGTTGCTGCTGAGTGGTTTGCACCAGCTGGTTTAAATAGAGGTGGTATCGTAGGTGCGGTATCTGTATTAAACAGATTAACACATTCAGAGAGAGATACACTATATGAAGGAAAAGTTAATCCAATTGCTCAGTTCCCAGGAGAAGGTATCGTAGCATTCGGACAAAAAACTTTACAAGATAAGGCATCTGCACTTGATAGAATCAACGTAAGAAGATTAATGATTAAAGTTAAGAAGTATATTGCTTCAACTTCAAGATACTTAGTATTCGAACAAAACACTTCTCAAACGAGAGGTAGATTCTTAAATACTGTGAATCCTTATTTAGAAGGAATACAACAAAGACAAGGATTGTATGCATTTAGAGTGGTGATGGATGAGAGTAATAACACACCAGATGTAATTGACAGAAATATATTGGCTGGACAGATTTTCTTACAACCAACAAAAACTGCTGAATTCATCGTGTTAGACTTCAACATCTTACCGACAGGGGCATCATTCTCGGCATAATTAATTAAAAATAAAAAAGAACTATATTTATAGTAGAATATAATTAGGAGAAAACAAAATGGCAGAAGTATTAGAATTTAACGATATGTTTTATACCAACTTCGAACCGAAGATGAAGAATAGATTCATCATGGAAATCGATGGTATCCCTTCATATCTTATAAAAACAGCAAACAGACCTTCAATTCAATTTGAAACTGTTACACTAGACCACATTAACGTTAAAAGAAAACTTAAAGGAAAAGGTGAATGGCAAGATGTAGAGATTACTCTATATGACCCTATCGTTCCTTCAGGAGCTCAAGCAGTAATGGAATGGGTAAGATTATCACATGAATCTTTAACAGGTAGAGATGGATATGCAGATTTCTATAAGAAAGATATCCAATGTTATATGTTAGGACCAGTTGGTGATAAAATTGAACAATGGACTATGAAAGGTGCATTTATCAACAATGCAGTGTTTAATGATTTAGATTGGTCAAATGCCTCTGACCCTGCTGAAATTACTTTAACACTATCTTATGATTACGCAGTTTTAGAATTCTAATACATATTCAACATATTTATAAAGGAAAAAGTTCTCTTAGTGAGAACTTTTTTTGTGCTTAATTTTTAAATTTCTAAATATTATATATTTATATACAAATAAATAAACTAACGTTATGGCAAAATTTGATTTCCCTACTGAAATAGTAGATTTACCTTCAGGTGGTAAAATGTACACCGAAGGACACCCGTTATCAAAGGGTACTGTTGAGATAAAGTATATGACCGCTAAAGAAGAGGATATACTTGCTTCACAAAATTTGATAAGGAAGGGGGTGGTTCTCGATAAACTCTTTGAATCTGTTGTAGTAGAAGAAGGTTTGGATATTGGTGATATATTCATTGGTGATAAAAATGCAATCCTTTTAGCAACTCGTATCTTAGGATATGGACCAGAATACAAAGCAGAAATAATAGACCCTTCTAGTGGAGAACCACAAGAAGTACAAATAGACCTTTCTAAAATACAAATTAAAGAAGTAGATAGTTCTAAATTAAATGGTGATAATAGATATGACTTTGAATTACCAATTTCAAAGAAAAAGATTGTATTTAAATTATTAACTCATAAAGATGAGGGAGATATAAATGCAGAGATACAGGCAATACAAAGACTTCAGAAAAAAGGAAGTGAACCTGTTTCACAAGAAGTATCAACAAGATTAAGATATATGATTCAAGAGGTTGATGGTAATACCGATAGAGGTTTTATCAACAATTGGGTTAAAAACAATCTTTTAGCTCGTGATTCGAGAGCTTTGAGAAACTATGTAAGAGACATCTCACCTGATTTGGATTTGACATTCCAATTCACCTCTGACATAACAGGAGAAGAGGAGGCCCTAGATATCCCCTTTGGGGTTGGGTTTTTTTACCCTTCCGAGTAACTACTCGATACAACTACATAACCAAATTTGGGAAATGGTTAACTATGGTAATGGATTTACTTGGTCAGAAGTATATTCGATGCCAATTCATTGGAGAAACTTCTACTTTAAGAAATTAGTAGATGCCAAGAAAAAAGAAAAAAAGGAACACGATAAGGCCACTAAACAAGGTGGTGCTAAAGGACCAAATGTAAGAGTGAGGAAATAATTCCTCACTTTTTTTTTACCCTATATTTATATTAGTATAAAACTATATAGGAGAAACTCATATGGCAAAAGAATTAAAAGAAGGATTATTTTCGGCTACGAAGAAATTCACAGATGCATTTTTTGATGGATTAAAATCAAATGCAACTAATAGTGCACTTAAGGCTGCAAAGAAAAACAAAAAAGTACCATCTCAACTTGTAAGAAAAATGACCGAGTTGGAGAAGTTATCAAAAGAATTAAAAGCAGATTTAGAAAAATACTCATAGGATATCAAATAAATGGCTGCATCAGACGAAATAAGAAAATTAAAGGAAACCACAGCTGCTGCTAAGGCAGAGATGGATAAACTATTGAAGGGTGCTGATGCCTTAGAAAGAAAGGCAATCAAAACAACAGATGCATATAAAGACCAAGTAACTATCCTTAGAGAAACTAATGAGCAAATTAAAGATAAATTAGGTAATGAAAAATCTGTCATAGATTCTATAATTCAACAAGAAGGTAAATTAAAAGGGTTAACAGGATTACAAGCTTCTTTAGTAGAGTTAGATAGAAAAAGACTTAAAGAACAAGATAAAATAGATGCTTCATATGGAGGTACACATGATGCAATAAATTCAATAGCTTCTTTAAATCAAGAACTATTATCAATGTCTGCAGAAGATGTTATTGGTAGAGAAAGAATCCAACAATCAATTCAAGACCAATTATATGATTTAATTGGAATGGAAGGGGTTACTGATGGAATTGTAGAAAATTTAGAGTCTCAGTTTGAAAAAGCTAAAAAGGTATCTTCATTATCAGAAAAACAACAAGGTTTACTAAATAAACAAATGGCTGTATATGAAGGAATGAAGGATACTATTGGAGGAATCCTTGAAACTGCATCATTACTTTCAAAAACAGTAGGTGGAGTATTGGGTGGAGCTTTAATAGGAGCTGGATATGCAGCAGAGGCTATTGGTAAGAATGTTAGAGAATTTGGTGGATTCTTGGGAATGGCCACAGTTCAAACAACTGCACTTGGTCTTGTATTTGATGATGCGGCGGCAGTATCAAAAACACTTGCAAATGAATTTGCGGGTGTAGAGGGAACTTCTTTTAGAACACAACTGAATACGAATCTAATGGCCGTTAACATGGGTATTAGTGGAGAATCAGCTGCAAAACTTACAGGTATTTTAGCAAGGTCTGCTAACTTAACCGCAAAACAGGCTCAAGATTTAGCACAACAGACAAAAGATTTTGCTAAACAACAAGGAGTTATACCATCACAGGCAATGGAAGATATTGCTCAGAATGCAGAATTATTTGCTTCATATGGTGCAAATGCAACAAAAGAATTAGCTAAATCAGCAGTTCAAGCGGCAAAACTTGGTGTATCGATGAGTACACTTGGTAAAGTAACAGATGGGTTACTTGATTTTGAATCATCAATTACAAAAGAATTAGAACTATCAGCTATATTAGGTAGAAATATAAATCTAACGAGAGCAAGAGGACTTGCTTTCCAAGGAAAAATTGGAGCATCAGTTAAGGAAACAATAAAACAACTTGGTGGACAAGTTGCATTTGAAAAAATGAATGTTATTGAGAAACGAGCTGCTGCCGAAGCATTAGGATTATCAGTAGAAGAACTTTCCAAAATGGCTAAAAACATGGATAAGTTAAATGATGATGGTACAATGCAATTATCAACATTTGAAACTTGGTCACAAAGTTTATCAGCATTTGCATCAGGACCACTTGGTAAATCATTAAAAGGATTAGGTGGATTTGCAATCGCTGCAGGACAAGCATCTCCTTTCTTAAAGGATATGGGTATAAACATGGGTGGTATGGTTAAAAACTCTGCAAAGGTACTTAAAAACCTAACAATGATGGCTGCTTCTGGTATTGGAAAAGTATTTGGAGGAGCTGGTGGTGCATTAGGTAGAATGGCAACTGGCTCAGCTAAATTTTTGAAAAATTCAACTGTTGGCCAAAAGGCAAGTGGTTTATTTGGTAGGTTAAAAGCTGGAGCAATGAAAGGTGTTGGAGATACTCCAAAAATAACCGATTCAGTTACACCAGATGTTGGTGATAAAACAGGTGGTGGTGTTAGTAAATTAACAGGAGCCATGAAAGGAATAAAAATGACCGATGTAGTTAAAGGTGCGGCAGCAATGGTTTTAATTGCAGGTTCACTCTTTATACTTGGAAAGGCATTACAAGAATTTTCTAATGTTGGATTAAAAGAAATAGGAATGGCAATAGGTGGTATGGTACTACTAACTGCGGCGATGTTTGGATTGGGGTTATTATTTAGTGGACCTCAAGCGGCAGTAATATTAACCGCCGCCGCTGGAATGTTCTTAATCGGTGCGGCCGTTGCGGCATTAGGATTTGGATTAAATCAATTAGCAAGTGGATTACAAACACTTACTGTAATTGGGCCACATCTAACTGGTCTAATATCGATGGTAGGTGGAATATTTATGTTATCTGCGGCATTTGCTGCATTAGCTGTTTCACTTGGATTATTGGGAGTTGCTGGTATTGCGGCGTTACCAACTCTATTAGGATTGGGAGTTGCTGGAGCAGGATTAGGAATGTTATTTAGTGCATTTGGTGGTGGAGGTGATAATAGTTCATCCGAAGTATCATCTGTTGAAAATGAATCACTAAGTATTATAAGTGAACAAATAACTGCTGGATTACAAGGAGTTGTAACAGCAATACAAGATAAGAGTTTTGATGTTTATATAGATGGAACTATTGTAACTGATTTAATAGGTAAAAAATCAGAAAGTAAAATGAGTAACTCTGCATACGGAGCTTCTAACACAGGATAATAATATATGCCAACATTAAAAGAAATATACGAAGGACAATCAAGTTGGATTTTTGGTACTAACTATACCTCTTTAAAATCTGATACAGAAACTCTTGTCGAACAAGAAACAAGTGGTATTAGAATCAAATCTGCAGTTGAAATAAACAATCCTTTAATATATGGTAATGAATCAACTCGTATTGCAATAAGAAGTACCCCTACACTTGATAAGATGAAAGATTCTACTGGTGGTGAAGGAGGAGATGGTGGATTAATCGGAAAAGGTATAGCAGCATTAACAGGAGGAAGTTTAAACTCACTAAGTGATGTAAGAGATAAATTTAACTCAAAATTAGGAATACCTACTTCGGCTATTCCAACTTTTGTAGATAATCATGGTGATTTACAAAAAGGTGCAGAACCTGATACCATGATTACACTTGGAAAAATACGAAAAGATGCAGCAGGAACTGAACTTGGTAAGTTTTTAAAAAATAGTGGTGGTGGTAATTTTCAAACAATTGGTAGAAATTTATTAGGACAAGGTATTTCTTTAGTTAAAGATAAAGCAAGAGATGTTCTTTTAGGTAAATCACAATCTATTGGAGAAAATATATTAGGTGGTGGAACTAGTGAAGATTCTGCTTTTCCATATAGTTCACAACAATCATATTCAACTTCAATAAGAAATGCAAAAAATAATGAAGCTGACCCTAGTAAGATTCAATCACAAGGTACAGAAAAAGTATCTGAATTAACTAGTAAAACAAAAGAAGGTTTATTCAAGAAAAAAACAATAGGTGAAAGTATTTCTAATAGTAATAGTTCATTAGATAGTGATAGAGAATATCGTTCAGATGCTCCTTACACAAAATATGTAGAAACTTACCTAACAGAAGATAGTGAAGAAACTGATTTAGAAATACCATCTGCAGAAACAGAAGATGATTTAGCTAAAAAAACAGCAAAAAGTCAAGAAAAAAATAAAAAATTAGGAGAAGATACTACTCCAAATATAGAATACTCAAAAGAAAATAAATATTCAAGTATAGTTAGAGATGAGGCAACAGATGATGACCAAAGTGGGGAATTTACTAGAATAGATTTAACTACATTACCACAAAACTCAACAGATAGAGGAACATCATTTTTTAGATTACCTCAATATTCTAAAAATCCATATGATATAGATTTGAGATATCCCAAAAAAGCTGGTTCTAATGAACCTAGTGCTAATATGGATTCTTTATATGGTATTACAAAAGGAAGTGATAAATTAAATTCAAATGGTATATCTGGTGAAGGTAATTCTAAAGAAGATTTAGAAAATTCTGATTTAATTCCATTTTGGATAAGACCATTGGGTGGTAATTCTGTACACTTCAGAGCTTCTTTAACTGGTATATCTGAAAATGTTACACCTTCTTGGAGTGGCAATAAATTTTATGGTAATCCATATAGTTTTTATACCTACCAAGGTGTTGAAAGAAATTGTACTTTTACATTACAACTGTTCTGTTATAATGAATTAGAATTGGCTGCAATGTGGGAAAAGATATCAATTGTAACTAAACAATGTTATCCAACAATTGGTGGAGAGGTGGATAGTAGAAAATATGTAACACCACCTATTATTCAGTTTAGATTAGGTAGTATGTATAATAATAAACAAGGGTTTATAGAATCATTAACATATAATATACCTGATAATGGAACTTGGGAAATTGCACAAAATGGACTTTATTTACCAAAACTTGTTGATGTTGCATTAACAATTAAGTTAATTGAATCTGCTGGTGATGAAAATGTACTTTATAATTATGGAAGAAGTGATGAAGCAACAAAATCTATAAACGAAAAAAGAAAAAGTAGTTTCGAATCAGACCCTCAAACAGGTGGTGGTACTGATAATATAGGTGGAGGAGCACAATCTAATACAGAATCAAGTCCTAGTGTTAATGTTAACAACGAAGGTATTCCACAAACTGAAGAAGAACAAGCAAAAAGTAATGATGGTATAAATAAAAAACCAAAATCATTATCACCTAAAGGTTCTTCAGAAACACCAAAAGAATCAGATAATGGAACATCAACTTTTAAAAGTGAACAATCACAAACTAGAACAGAATTAGAAAAAAAGAAAGAAAAACTAAAATCTAAGGGTGTAGATGATTGGGCAACTGAAAGAATTGCTGCATCTAATTTTGATGAAAATAGTGTAGAGAAAATTTCAAATATTGATGGTAATCCTTGTTTCTATTTTACTCAAATTGGTACTTTAAAAGGACAGGAAGTTAAAAAGGAGTTCGTTGTTTATCAAACAGATATTTTCAGTCCAACTATGGGTAGACAAATTATTGGTAAACAAGAATATAGAATTTGGGTAAAACAAAATGTAGATGACCCTATTGGAACTCAACAAGAAGTTTACAAAAAAGCAGTAGCTGAAGAAGATGCGAAATACGAAAAAGAAGAAACTCAAAGAAAAGCTAGAGAAGACAGAGAAAAGAAGAGAAATGAAACTAAAAAAGCAAATCGTGATGAGAATCTAAAAAAGATTAAAGAACGAGATGAAAAGAGAAAAGCTGATAAACAGACAAAATTAAAAGAATTAAAAGCAGGTATATAATAGATGGCAAATAGTAGATATACAAATAATAAAAGTAAAAAACTGAAAGATGGTAGAGAGGTATATAAATCTAAAATATACCCTACTATACCTTTACAAGATAGTGACCTATATATTGTAACTCAAACAGGAGATAGGATAGATACACTTGCATATCAGTTTCTTGGTGATTCATCTTTGTGGTGGATAATTGCATCTGCAAATAAAATACATGATTCTTCACTTGCTTTTGAAGATGGTACTATTCTTAGAATACCAAAAGATTTTAGAAAAATTATAAACGATTTTAATAAATAAAAATATGTTATTTCCATTATTAGCAAATATAGAAGATGCAGTAGCAAGTAAAATGACATCCAGAGCTGGAAAAAATGATGTAGCTAGTGGAATGACATCATGGATTCGTGTAGCTTCCGCAGCAAATGATGAAGGATTTGTTATGGAATCACTTCCACCATCAGATTCATTTAATGACAGATATGGATTTAATAAAAATAATGATAGTGGAAGGATAGGACAAACATTTGCTGGTAAATCAATATCAGTAGATGTAACTGATAGAAAAGGAAGACCTTCACCTATAATTGAGGGATTAACAATAGAATTTGGAGCAGGGGGTTTAACAAAAAAAGCAAAATTTAATATTAAATGTTTTACATTAAACCAAGCAGATAAACTTTCAGAATATTTTATTGAACCAGGATATACTGTTTTAGTAGAGTGGGGATGGAATACCGATGCATCAGTTAATCAGAAAATTGATTTAAGCCCTTGTAATATGGCCAAGTTTAATTCGTTTCAACATAATAAGAAAAAAATAGTTGATTCTAATTATGAATATGGTGGATTTTTAGGATTCATAACACAAGGTGGACTTACTTATGAAGAGGGAGAAATTTATAATTTATCAGTTGAATTAACTACTATTGGTGAGATACCAGCATATATTCAATCAAATAAAGGAGCAGTTGGGGGTAAAGTTGATGGAAAAAGTGGAAAAAGTTTTAAAGAAACAACAATAGAAAATGAAAGTGAAGATGGGCTTGTTGGAAAGGCTCTTTTTATGCAGATGTATAATAGGTTACCACAACAAAAACAAATTGAACCAATAAAGGTATTATATGAAAGTGGGACAGATACACGAGGTAATCCATGGTCGGATGATGGTAACTTTATCAATATGGATGATGAAATTAGAAAATCATTAATAGAAGATTTAACTGATACTGATGTTGAAACTAATGAAGATGATTCTAGTGCAAAGA